TTCGTTAACGAAGCTTTTGCTCCCCCCCCTATGTGACTTTCATTTGAGATGATTGTATTTAAATCTAAATACAATTCACCTCCTTTTGTACGTTTGTTGTTAAGAGAGTCGTAATTGCTATTAAATTGCAATTCCTCCTCTCTTGTAAATTTGTTTTTCTCTTGAGTTGACGTTGAACGCCCCCCGCCTAATATACGGGATTTAAGAGAACTAAATAAATCTTTCATATTTTTTCTCCTTTCATTCAAAATTAGTTAGCCTTAAATAGGTAACTTTCAGTCCATTTTGAACTATTCCAAGCACCAGCAGTTGTTACTGCAGTAGTACATTTATATAATTTTAAATCGTGAATTACATAATCACCAACAGCATAAGTTTTTGTTGTTGAGAATGTATCAACATTTAATCCAAGTATTTTTCTTAAAGCTTGGTCTAATGCCCAAACAGCAGCAGCACTTGGATATTCCGTATCAGTTGATGATGATGTTATAGATTGAACTTTATTATCTATAACCTCACAAGAGAACATTAATTTATTTCTTAAGTTATCTTGATAGAAAATAGTTGCAGTTAATGGTAAACTTGTATTTAAAAATTCTTCTGTACCATAATCTGAAATTCTATATGAACTAGATGTTTCATCTAAATCATATATTACAGTATCTATACCATAATAAATCCAGTTCGCATCATATAGATAAGGAACATCTAATGATTGAACTGTTTCTAAATTAGCAGCACTATATTCAATTCTTGTTGTTCTCTTATAGAATTTATGTTCTTGGAAATCTATTTCATCATAATATTCAGTGGTATTATCTAGGTTAACTAAACCATAAGTTGTAATAACGTGACCACCTTCATCTATATAAGAAATATTTAAAGTATAATCAAAATAAGATTCATACACTTCATCATTAATACCTTCCCAAGTTAAGTGACAACATAAATTATCTATATCGCTTGTTGCAACTACTAAATATCCATAATCATTAGTATCTGGTACTAAATAATGGCTCATATATGTATTATTTACTAATGTATCAGCCCATTCAGATGAAGAAACAGTATTTAATAATGTTACTGTACTTGAAGTTGTTGGTACTGTTGCACTATAACCAACTCTTACGGTTGATGATGCAGTTGTATTATAAACCGTATATACTTCTCCTCCTAATACTTTAAAATAAATTACATAATATCCTGTTGCAGCACTAATTGCTCCATTTGAATTAATTGTATAATTATTAAAAATTTTAGTACCATTTTTATCAAATTGATTTAAACCAACTGAATAAAGTTCTGTTGGATTTGTTGTAACAATTACACCAACTTCTTCGGCAACAAAAACAACTTGAATAGTATCATCTATTGCAGGTGTACCAGTTGTAATACTAATACCATAATCAGCTAATGTTACAACACTATTGTTTAATTGCCAATCATTACTTGTATAACTAATAACAATAGAGTCTCCAACGCTTTCAGTACCAGTTGTAGTAATACCATAGTTACTCATAGAAATAGCAGCACTATTATAATACCAAGAGTTACTTGTATAATATACAGTTATAACCGTACCACTTGTTTCACTACCATTAGTAATAATACCATACTGGCTCATAGTAACGTTTGTACCATCTAATTTCCAATTACTTCCATCATACGTAAATGTATATGTATTTGGAGTTTCACTTACTTTTGAAACAAATGTATCCTTAGTAAATGTACTAATAACACTTGATGTATCTACAGGACTTACGACAGCCGTATAAGTAAAGGTATAAGTTCCAGTTGTTTTATTTACATAATTAGCAAAAGTTGATTTATTTAATGAATAAACTAAAGCTGAACTATATGTAATAGTTGGAGTATAAATAAAGTTATAAGTTCCAGATGTAGATATTTGTGTTTTAAAAGTTGTTGAATTAATTGTGATTGCTGAAACACCTGTTCCAATTAAGTTATAAGTTAAACTTTCTTCAATAGTAGAAGATTCTGTAGAACCGATTAATTTTCTTAGTTCAGCATATCCATCAGAAACGTCTAACTCTCCCCCTGTTGAACGATATATCCAAGTATCTGTATCAGTTATACCGTCTGGAGAAACTAAGTTATTAGCTAAACCAACTGTAACTCCAGGATAATTTCCATCAGGATTAATTTCTGGATAAACTTGATTTGTTTTTTCACTATCGCTATAAAATTTAATTGAAGCCATTTATCTCTTTCTCCTTTCTTTATATTTTTTATGAAATATCATAATATAAACCAGTTACAACTTCTTTATCATCAACATATAAAGCTCCACCTGAACTTGTTGCTGAAGTCACATATTTAACACCAGTATATGTTCCAGACATATAACTATTGTATAAACTTGTTGAACCAGCAGAAGTTGATTGAACTCCTGTTAAATAATAAGTTTGATGTGGACTAACTAATGATGTATTTACATTACCAGTTTCTGGAGCATATAATTTAGTTGTTGTTCCATTAATAGTAATTTCACCAACTTCAGTTCCACTTGTTAAAGTTTGTGTAAAACTTGTTGCTGTTGCACCAGTTTCTATTCCATTTAATTTTGTTTTGTCAGCGGCTGACATAAAGCCAGCCTTGCTTGTAGTTGCATTATCGTGAGTATGATTACTTAACGAAAATGTTGAACCTAATGTATAAGTTAATGTGTCGCCTGAAATGCTAACTGCGGTTACTGCATTCCCAGAACCTCTCGAAGTGGCGGTTTTAAGAAGTTTTCTTGTAGAACCATCAGCAACATTATCAAGACTATTTAACGTGCTTAATAGTTGCATTTAGCCACCTCCTTATTAACCAATAACTACAACTTTGTAATCTGTTCCAACTGCAGGTGCACTAGCAAATCCTATAGTTGCAGCATTTGTATTTGTTCTTGTAACATCAACGATAACTTCTTCATAACTTGAAGCATCATATACTTGAATAGTAACGTCTCTACTACCTAAATTATGAGTAACTGTAAATGTTCTAGTAGTTCCATCTCCAGTTAAGGTAGTAGTATATTTACTTAATAAAGTTAAATTAGTAGCAGCAGTAATTCTACCATAGGCATCAACTGTGAATCCATTATAAGTACCAGCTGTTACACCAGATTCATCTAATGCAATTGTACCAGTAGTTGTAATTGTTCCACCAGTTAAACCTGTTCCTGCAGTAATACTTGTTACAGCGGTATCATCGGCAGAAGGTATATAAGTCCAAGTAGTTGTTCCACCACTTACAACAGCAATGAATAAGTCTCCAACTTTCGCAGCTTGTCCGCTATAAGTTCCGGCTTCTGCTACTTTATATGTATCACCATTTGAAACGCCTGTTGAAGGTAATGTTCCACCAGTTACAGTTCCTTTATAGTGCATTGCACCTTCTAAATTAGAAACAGCATCTTGTACAAATGCAGTAGTTGCTATTTGAGTAGTATTTGTTCCTGAACTTGCAGTAGGTGCTGTAGGTGTTCCAGTTAATGCAGGACTTGCTAATGGAGCATAAATGCTCATATCTACAGCTGCACCAGCTCCAGTGATATGACCGTTTGCGTCATATGTAATAGGATATAATCCTTGAGTAGTTTGTGCAGTTACTGTGTTGGTATGTTCAATTTCGATAGTTCCAGTAGTTGTAATAGGTGAGCCACTAATAGATAATGAACCATCAGTATTAGAAGCACTAACGCTAGTTACTGTTCCTCCTCCTGTTCCCATTTCATCCCATTCAGTTCCAGTATATACTCTAAATCTATTTGTTGTGGTATTAAAATATACTTGACCAGCGACTGGATTACTTGGGTCAGAAGCTAAGTTTTGAATAATTGCATTTTGTAACTCGTTTTTATTTAAGTTAATATCAGTCAATATTTTTTTTGCCATATTTCTTTACCCCTTTCTTTTTAATTTAATGTTGCCGTTCCTTTAAAAGCACCAACAAAAGTTATTGTAACTTGATTAGCAGAATCATAATGAACATTCCCAACAACTTCGTCCCCAGCACTATCTATAATTGAAACAGCAGGATATTTATTTAGATTATGCACAATAATCCATTCATCAGATGCTTCAGTCTGTTCATATAAAAAATTAGCATCTGCTACATCTATACCTAAATCTTCCGATGTTTTATTTCCTTCTAATGTAATACCATTGATTTTTGGTTTATTTGTTAAAACGTTATAATTACTTGAAACATTAGGTTTTGGACATTTTATTTCCACATTACTAACATTTCCAACATCAATTATTTCTGTTGTTACTATTTTATTTTTTCCTAAATCTTCCCATATTGTTCTTTCATCCATAGTTATTCACCTGCCTCAATATGAAATATACTAGGTGAAATAACCTCGTAAAAATCTTCTGTGTCTTCAGGTTGGAATTTAACATTATATCTATAAAATCCTATATCCAATTCTGAAGTATCAGAGGGAATAAATGAAAAGATATTATCGCCTGCGACTTCCTTTTGTATAACAATACTATTATTATTTCTATAATCAAGAACTGTTAAAATTAATTTATCACCGGACTCTAAGTTATAGGGACAAAATTCTTTAAACGAAAACACGATTTCTATATTTTTATTTGTTCCTTGGAATATACGAAAGTCTCTTCTAAATCCAAATTGATTATCCATTTATTTTCCCCCTTTCTAATCATATTTATTTATTGATAAAACCCATTGTCCATTTATTTTAATATAAACTTCTTTAGCTTTCATCCATTGCCCGTTTTGTTTATAATACATTTTACCTTTGTTCCAACTTCCATTATTTTTAGCCCAAGCTCTTACTTGGTCTGCTGGTGTTGTAAACAAAGGACTATACACATAGTTTGACCAACTACCAGAATCTTTAGATTGAACTCTATATCTTAAATAATAAGATGTTTCTTCTTGTAAACCAGTTACATTATAATAAGAATTTGTTGTTTGATGTTCAACGCCTATAGGATTTTTATTACTATCACATAACGTAAATCCATATTTACTTGTATTACCAGTATTACTTGAATTGATGATTGCAGTACAAGTAAAAGGTTCTAAGTCTTTGATTTCTTGAGAACTAACTGTTGATGGAGTCAAATATGTTTTAATATTCAATTCATTACTTTGATTACCAAAACCACTATTGCCGTGTGCTTTTGCAACAAATTTGTACTTAGTATTAGGTTGTAATCCCGTAATATTAACAGGACTGCTACTAAAGTTTCCTATATCATTATTATTAACATAGAATTTAACATAATCATAACCTGCTCCAGCAGAATAATTTATTTTAATACTATTATGAGTTTTACTATTCTCACTAATTGAAACATTTGGTATTTGAAGAATATCACCTAAAGTAACAGTTCCTCCTCCCATACCACGTCTTTGTTGCCTAACATCATATGCTTGTGTGTCAAAATAACTTACTGCAACTTGTACTTCAGATGCCGTACCAATATTAATTTTACACCATCCTGTTGAAGCATTATAATGATGTGTTCCAATAGTATTTAAATAAGTTCTTGGTTTAATTTGAATATTACTTGCTATTGCTTGTCCGTTAACAGAAACAGAAAAAGCCCATCTCCAATCCCAATAAGTTCCACTACTTGTCCCATAATTTGTAGTATCAACTTTAATTTTTAATGTACTACCACTTCTTTCACATTCATAAGTAGCGGTAGCTTTAATTTCTGGAGTTATTAATTGACCTTGACTGTTCCATTGTTTAGAAACGATAGTTTTGTCATTCCATAAATATCCTGACGTAGTAGCCATTTAAATCATCCTCCTTACGATAACTCAAACCATATTTGGCTATCATCATTATGTAAAGATTCTGCTCCGTCTACTATTCCATTATCATCAGTATCATAAACATTTTTATACATTAATCCGTTTTCTGCAACTGTTCCATATTCAGTAATATGTCCACTTGCATCAATTTTAATAGGATAAACTCCCATTGTTTGTTGAGCAGTTATTGAATTAACGTGTCCAACATTAATATTTCCGTTTGATGTGATTGGTGAACCTGATACAGATAATGAGTTATCACTATTTGTAATTCCTACACTTGTAACCGTACCAGCACCTTGTCCATCAGCACCATTATATACATCAAAAGTTCCTGCAACTGTTGAATTATCATCATTTAAATACATTGTATATGTATCTGTTGTACCAGCTGCACCAGTTCCTGATGTTTTTATTATTCTATCAACATAATAACCTTGTTCCCCTTGAATACCTTGAAGACCTTGTGGAATTCCAAAAGTAAATGCGAATAATTTACTTGTATCAGCTCCACTTGCAGTTACAGATGCAGTTGCACTTGAACCAGGTTCCAAAGTTGTTGCTGTAGCTGTCGGAGTTGCAAATCCAGCAGCATCTCCAGTATCTCCTTTAGGTATTGTAAAATCTAATATTGGATGGCGAGATGTTCCAGTGTTAACTACACTAGCACTTGAACCTTCTGCTCCAGTTGTTGTTTGTCCAATATCGACAGTTGGTAAATCATCATCTACATATTTCTTTGTTGCTGGATGATAATCTGCCGTAGGAGTGTAAACTTCGGTATTTGTCTTCGTTAATACATCTGCTGTATTTGCTTTTAAACCTATTTGACGTGGTAGAGAATCTAACGCATCATCAATAGCTGTTTGTACTTCTTGTCCCGTATTATGTAACGGATATTCAGATATTACTGCCATATTAATTTACACCTCCCCTTAATTATTTCCTAACAAGATGTATAAGTCTCCATCTCTTCCTAAACTATTAGAAGGAACAGTTGTACCACTAAATACATCAGGTTTCTTTTGGTCTAATTCATAACCTTGTTTGGCAGTTAAAGCCTTTGTACTTGATTGTGAATTTAATGAATCCTCCAATTGAACTGCACCAGCAGAATTTGTTGTCGCAGAATTTAATGATAATGTCCCATCATTTAAAGTTAATCCATTATTAGAAGTAACTCTAATGTGCCCATATAAAGCATCTGTTGCAAGACCGTAATCACCATTATTTACTGCGTGATTTTTTGGAGGAGTATTATCGTCTAGTGATGTCAAACTATCTTTTAAGGCTTTACCTTGAGCGGCTGTTAATGCCTTACCAGAATCATCTGAGGTAAGAGAATCAGCTAGTTGTACTGCACCAGCACTTGTTGTTGTTGCAAGAGCCAAACCAACTACACCATCACTAACACTTAAACCATTAGCAACATCAATTTTTACGTGCCCAAAAAGCTCGTTTGATGCAGCACCATAACTTGAATCTGTAAATGCGTGATTTTTATCTGCTTTATTATCAAATAATTCAGTAAAATTACTATTTAATTTACTTCTTACTGTAGCAGCAGATTCAAGATTATTAATTGTTTGTTTAGCCATTTATGTTACCTCCTTCTTATTTTTATTTATATAAAAGCCAAAACCCCTTTAACTTCTATTATTTAATATTTTCTTTACTAATCCATCCTTCATCAATTAGAACACTATTTTCTGAAACTTCTATAATTTTAGTTTCGTAGTTTCTAACTGCTTTTAAAGGACATTCTAAATTTTCAGAACCAAAGCATCTACCATTTGCAACAATTTTTGTACCAACTTTAATAGATTTCTTTTCTTCTTTTTTTGGTTCTTCCTTTTCAATTTTTTCTTCAACTTTAATTTCTTCTTTTACTTCTGTTATTTCTTTTTCTTCATTTTTTTTAACTTCTTCAATAACAGATTTTTCATTTTTTTTCTTATTTAAAAAAGCCATTTTACTTTCCTCCTTTTATACTATAATTTGATTAAGTCTTTCTTCTAATTCAATTATTTTATTTTGAAGAGATTTAATTAAAACTAAATTTAATTTTGATAATTCTTTATAATCATAAGTTTTTATATTTTTATCTTTATCATCTTGTTTAAAATGTAAATAATCATCTAATATAGTATTTTCAACATCTTCAATCATAAACCCGTGATGTAATTCTTCTAATTTTGTTGGGTCATCATATCTTTTTTTATATTGAAAACTATATAATGGTATTTCTTTTAAAAGATTATATAATTTATTTTCTTCTTCTTGTGAAATTAATTTAATATTTTTTTTCATATTTTTAGAAGAACTATCGTGGACTAAATTATATAAATTTAATCCAGTAAATCCAGTCGTTGCATCACCTTTTAAAAATACCATATAACCTAATCCGTCTTTTGCTCTCAATCTCATTGTTTTACCATATATATCTAGTTGTGCATCAGAACCAGTTGTCATATTACCAGTGTTTGTTGTACCAGAACAATGAGAAATACCAGAACCATTCATATCAATACCAGCATTAACGCCGTTATATCCTAAATTTAATCCGGTTGTTACCATATGAGTCGTTCCAGCACCAAAACGTACACGACCTCCTCCAGATGTGGCTAGAGATAAAGTACCACCAGAAATATATCCTGCACTTAAAGAACCTGAACTAATATTGTCAGCATTAATTCCAGAACCAATAATGCTACCTGAAATACTTCCTGAACTAGCATAAAAGCTTCCATCGTGACCTACTCTAAAAGGAGCACTACCAGCATCATTAGAACCAGCCCAAAATGCCCATCCTTGACCAGATGTTCCTGATAAACCTACATTATTGCCAACTAACATAGCTCCATTAATTGTATAATCAGCTATTTTACCAGATGTGGCAGTAATATTACCGCTTATTGTCGCACCATTAAAAGTTGCATATCCATTGGTACTAATTGACCATCCATAAGTTGAACCTCCACTAATAGAGCCATTACTGTTTAAAGTAATATTACCTGCAGATAATGTAGAGCCTCCAATAGTCCATCCTCCAATAGACCCACTCGTCGATGTTAATGCCCCGGCTCTAGTTACTCTAAACGGAGCACTACTCGCTGTTTCATTACCAGCCCAAATTGGATAGTCAATACCACTTGTTCCACTGTCTAATGCAACATAATTAGCACCAGAACCACTATATAATCTTGTAGCTCCCATTTCCCAACCACCAATTTTACCACCAGTAGCTGTTATATAACCTTGACTGGTTACATTAAAATATGGAGAAGTGATTGTTATACCTCTTGAACCATTTAATACGATATTCATACCATCTAAGTTAATATCTTCCGCAATAATTGTAAAAGCATTACCTAAGACAGCGTCTCTATTTAATTCTGTAACCGAAAGTCGACCATTTTGAACTTTCATTACAACTTCACCACTTAAGTTTTCAACTTCTTCGGCTTGACCTTGCACATTCGTTCCGTGTTTAATTGCAACCCAACAATTTGTTAAACTTCCATTTTTAGTTTCTAATTCAACACTATCTCCTACAAATAAAAGTTCTCCACACTTATTTAATACTCCTGTTACTAAATTATCTTCATTAGGAGGTAAATAGCAGTCTACAGTTCCATCTTCATTAATCTTACGAACTATAGCAGCTTTATATGTAGGAAATCCAAATCTTTTAATTTCTTCTTGTGCTATTTCTTGAATAACATTTTTAATAGCAATAGCGTCGCTATTATTAGTATCTCTTGGAGAACTAAATTTCTTTCCTCTCATATACTATCTTCCTCCTACTAACATAAATTCTCCATAAGCTGTTGTAATAAAGTTATGAGCATTGTCAGATAAATATCTGTTTTGTATATCATCTACTGCATTAGCATTTGTTAAATTAGATAATGTAATGCTCATTTTATTATCAACGCCTATATTATAACTTATAGATTGAATTACAAATCTTTCTCTCTTAAAATTATAAAAACTATCTTCTATAGTAATAATATTATCTACAAATATTAATGGATTAAAAGTTGTAGAAATAGAAACACTCGTATTAATAATACTTTTACATCTCAATTCATAATCAGCTCTATCTTGAGCTAATTTATCACTATATATAGCAGCATCATTAATATATTCAATGTGTCTACCTATTCTTTTAATACATATTGGAGACGCCGGGTCATTATTAGATGCAACAGCACTATAAATTTTACCATTAACATTATCTCCAACAACGTGTACTTCATTTACAACATTTCCAAAATCATAACTTGTAGATGAATCTAAAAATTCTTTCTTTTCATCACTATAATGCCAAATAATAGGTTTATTTGGGTCTTGAATAGTTTCATTAATATCTATAAAACATAAATTACCTATATCGTTATAAAAACACTCTGCTCCTAACATATCGGCTAATTCTAATATCATTTCGCCAAAGTTTGAACCAGGGTCTTTTGTTATTGTATATGGAGTTACTATTCCATCAAAATTATGGTCATATAAGATAGGTTTTAAATCTAATGGATAGCCAGCTCCAGTGTCTATAGTTAAAATACCTTCAATCGCATCTTTAATTAATGTTCCTGCAGGTATTTCATAAGTTGTTTCTAAAGTTCCCATCTTACCTTCTAATAAAGCAAATTTATCTTCTAAAGTTAAAGTTACTTGTTTATCAGAATCTTGATGTGTAGAACTTGGATTTCCCATAATAAAAATACCTCTTGGAAACCAGAAAGTTTCTCCTCCAAAAGATATTCCTATATCAAATCTAAATTTATTATGAACCCAGATGGTATTTATACTTGGAGTATATTTACCATCCTTATTTACTAAATTAATATTTAAATTACGTCTTTGACCATTTTGATAATTTTCATTATAATTACCTGAACCTAAAATTATATCTTCTTGTGGAATTTCATAATTTATAGTTTCATCTGGATGTAAGACAAATAATCTAAATTTTGCTTCATATTTACCAGTTTCAAGTGCTTTTTCCAAACCATCTAAATCATAGTTTGAACTACTTGTTAATATTAAATATTCACCATATACTGTTTTTAAATATTCTCTAGCAATATCCGCTAAAGCTTGAATTTGATAAATAGACCTAGCCATAATTAATCACCTATAATAACATAATTATCAGCGTCACCTATTTGAGTCCATCCAACATTAACAGTTGTGGCTTGCTCTCTAGTTTCATCAGCAACTTGTGATGAACTTGATGTTATATCTACTATATATTTATGTCCCTTTCTGTCTTTATATAATTTTAATTGTGAATTAGCACAAAAATCATTCCAATCTTCTAATAACCTTACATCTTCATCATATCCATTTTTTCTAACTCTTCCAATTAACCCACTAAATGAACCAGTGGCATAATTAGATTTACCCATTGATATTGTAGGATAAGCAGTAAGTGTTTGATATGTTGTTTTAGAAAAGTTTTGTGTTGTACTATCACTCGCAACATTTGATTGAAATAACCAAACATCTTTTGGATTAACTTTATAAGTTAAAGTATCTTCATCTTCTAAATCCATACCAATAATTGCATAATCCCACCAACAAGTATCAACAACATTAGACAATGAAGCTTTTGAAGATGCTTCTTCGTCTTCTTTAAAAACATAATATTGATATTGTTTTTGATTTCTAACATTGTAGTCAACTATAGATAATTGACCAACGCTTGTAGTATAGATTGGTTTTAATACACTATCTCCAATTTCATTTCTATAAATTGAAAATACATATCCTAAAGCATCTTGAGACATTCCTTTTGAATCATAATCTCCATCAGGTTCAAAACATACTAAAGAACGGGTATAATTATTTGCAATAGGTTTATAATTTGTTACAAAAATATCAGAGTTTTTATCTTGATATTTCTTTTCAAAATGTGCAAAATCTAAAGTAATATTGCTATTGAATTGTACTTTGTCTAATGTTGCCATCTAATTACACCCCTCCTTCTAATACTTTAATATCATCATTTGTGATTTTTACTTTCCACCAATTATCTGAAGCTCTTCCTATTTGAGTTCCTCCCTCTACCCAATAATAATCATCATTCCAAGAACTGCTATCAGTCCATATATAATCAGCATATATATTCTTAATATTAGTTGCTTGTAAGACAAATGTATTATTTGGATTTGCATAGAAAGAAGTTTCAACAGCAGAATATAAGAAATAATAATCTCCTACATTAGGTTTAACAGATGTAGACATATCTTTGCTTAAAGTAATCATATTTGTTTCAGAATCATAGTTTTCAATTTTATCTGTATATCCTGAATTTACAAAACAAATATATCTTAATCCTTGAGATAAATCTATATCTTCACTTACATATAATTGATTATCATTTTCTCCTAATTGCGTAACTTGTCCTCCAACTAAATCCCCATTATTAACAGTTGGACTCATTGCACCAAAATTATAATTTCTTGCATAGATAATTAAATCGTGAATATCATCTGTTTCAGATTTATATCTAGCAATTTGTATCATATCATTATAAATACCATTATCACCAAAGAAAAAGTCTTCATCAGGTCTAAATTGCATTGTTACTTGATAATCATCAGCCCACGTTGCAAGACCACCACGCTTTTCATATACTAATAAATTTTTACCTAATTGTGCAGAATTAACTCCATTATAAGGAACATCATTTAAAATATTGATTCCTGTTAAGTTATAATCAGGTTCTGAAATTATATAATAAGCATCTCCATTTTCAGGAGCGTGTGATAAAGGTATACTTAATGTTGTTTTACCATTATTTTTATTATAAGTACCTATTGTCCCCTCTAATTCATTTTCCCCTACTTTAATATGTTGACCAGGGAATATATCTTGCCCTCTCTCTAACCAAATGGTATGAGAAGAATTATTATTTGATTGAATATATCCTGTCGCCCTATTTGTACTTAATGAATAAGGAGCATCGCTTGTTAATGTCGCCCAAGATATTCTTAAACCTTGGTCTTCTGTACTAACAGTCACTGGTTGGTCATCATAAGATAACGCAGTATAATTACATACAAAGTTTAATGCCCTTGTTGTCGTTAATACTCCAAATTCAGTTTCACAACTTAATTCAATTCTGTATGTTTCACCAGGTTTAAACCCGTTATAATAAAATTGAATATTTGCACTATAAACTTTACCAGAAGTTTTAATTAATTGTGCTCCATTGTCTGTAACAGAATATAAATTCCATATAAAATAAACAAGAGGAACGTTATCTGATTGTGCATAAGAACCAGTAAAAGTATATTCTTTTGTCGTAATTTCACTTAGATAATTCGTAATTGTAACAACTGGCGTTTCTCTTACATATAGAACATTTTCAGGCGTTGTTTCAATAAAATCTGAATATATTATATATTTATCTTCGTGAGTTGGTATATGATTAAAAGCTTCAGCAACTACACATAAACCAGTATTAATACTATAATCAGTAATTTCTTTTGTCTCTTCTCCAATGTTTAATAACATACCAGGTTTAATATTAATATTTTGTTTTAAATATACATTTGTTGTAGTATTTAATGCTTGAGTTACTTGTAATTGAACAGCATTAATTGATTGTAAAGAGATAGTAATATCATTATATGTTTGAGTTACTTTCTTAGTTGATGGATTATATGTGATATAATCTCCTTGTTTTAAATCACTTAATGTTGTAAACCATATATCTCTACCTAATACTTGAATATGATAATCTGCCGCATTTAATCCATCACTTGTAACAGTATATTTATAAACATCTCCATCTTGAGTCATAGTTAAATCGGCAAAATTACCTAAAGTTATTTTTGTTGCAGCCAACGAACTCTCACTCGTTCCGCTGTTGTATCTTAATATAATTGTATCATCATAAGAATCATAACACAATACATCACCCTGAGATGCGTCAAGTGGTAAATTAAAAGAAAATCCATAATCTCCTACTTCTATAACATAATCATCTTCATCTAATCCACCAGAAGGAATATTATAATTATATAAAGTTGGTTCAATTACATTTCCATAAGTAATTTGCATATTAGCATCATTTTGATACAATCTAGCAATCCACTTATAATCTTTACCATTTTCAAGACCAATATCTTGACCAAGTTCAATAAATCCAGTATCTCCGTTATATAAATCAACAGCAAAATTAGTTTTATCGCCTTGATAAATCATATTATTTTCCCAATCATAAACTGTTAATCTATATGCTGTTACTTTATCACTTGTATTCATTACCAATGATATTTCTTCAATACTATTTGCATCTATAGATTTATATGTTGGTTGTATTGACCTAGGTTGATAAATCACATTTATTCCTCCTTCCTTTTTATATATTTAAGGAAGGTAAGGACATTATTGTCCTCACCAATCCTATTGATTTTTAGTTATATTTAACATTGATTTTAATTCATTTGCAAATTGTTGTGCATTTGTAACATTTGGTAATTCGATATCACCAAAACTATAATTATTAACAACTGCACCACTCTTATTATTTATAATAGATGTTGTTCTAGGTCTAGTTAAATTACCTAATAGATTTCTCATTTGAGAATTATTTAATACATACTCTGGTTTATTTGGTGTTCCGTGTAGAACAGCAAGACCAGTATAATCAACTTCACCACCATTAGCATATCCAGGTAATCTTAATGCAGTATAACCTGATGCTTGGTCAGTAGACATATTGTCAACTTTATCAATTTCTGCAAGAATTGCATTATATTTATTTTTAAAGTTTTCTAATACATCAAGTCTTCTATCAAGTATTTCTTTTTCCCAGTTTGCACCCATTATTTGTTTAGCTTTTAAAGCATTTTGTGCTTCTTCATATACATTGGCGATATCAGACCATTCACCTTTATAATCTTGTAAGTCTTTAATTAATTTATCCCAATATTCGTCTTCTTCTTCTTTTTTCTTATTTAATTCTTCAATTTGTTTAGATGTTTCATCTAAATTCTTTTGTAAATCATAATAAGCATCAGTGAAATCTTCAACGATTTGTGGGTCTAAATTAGAGACCATTTCAGTCCAATTTTCACCTAATAATATATCAGCTAAATTTCTATTCTTTTCATTATCAAATTTATCAAATACTTTATCCCAAGAATCTATATAATCTTGTAAAGATTCTATTTGTTCTTCTAATGATTTAACAGTTTTATCTTTTTGTTCTTCTATTTCTTTTGTAGTTGCACTCTTAATTAAATCTTCGTAAGTCTTTTTTGCTTCTTTAATTGCTTCAGCATCTGTCGTCCAAACCCATCCAAGACCTTCTTTATATACTTTTTTAGTCTTTTGAGTCATTGCATTCATTAATGTCTCATAAGCCTCAGCAAGTTCAATTGATTCTTGAGTATCTTGATTCATTTTTTCAATAGATTCAATAACATTATCATAATAGCTTTCCACAGTATCTTTTTGCTCATTAATTGCGTTTAATTGTTCATTTAAGAAATCAACAACTGCTTGTTGAGCTCTTTGATAATCATCATTTTTATCATCTAAAGAATCTTTTAAATCATTTAATTTATCTAATTCATCGTCATATCTTTCATCAGCAGCATTTTTTAAATCTTCATATTCGTCAATTTGTTTTTCTAAAACATTATTAACAGCAGATAAAGCCGCTTTTAAATCATTTTGTTGTTCTTTTAATTGGTCTAATTTAGCTTTTTTAATTGCATCAGCCAAACTATTCCATTCTTTAGTGCTTTGTCTATATTCCTTTTGTAAATTTTGTAAAGAAATAATATATTGATTTAAAGAAATTCTACCAGAATTATAATCATCTTTAATTTTATCAAGTTTTTGTTTTTGAAGTTCTTTATTGATTTTTCTCCAAGCTTCTGTGCCTTGACCAACTTTACCTAATAAATTAGTTAAGCTACTAATATATTCATTAATAGTAATTTCACTGCTATCATATTGGTCTTTTAAAGCATCTAAATCTTTTTCCCACCATTCTTTTTCTTTTTTAGAAGAATCTGAAGAAGATTTTCTTCCTAAGGCTCCAGATATGTTTTTATTTACTCCTAATCTCGTTTTTTCAATAGCAGATGTATTTTGTTTGTGGCGAGCCTCATTTATATCATAAGCAGCCTGTAATGCAGCCGCAGATTCTTCATTAAACTTTTCAATATTCTTTTGAATTTGTGTTCTTAATCGTTCTGCATTTACTTCTTGCCCAGCCATTGCATCGTCGTGAGCATTAATACTACCAGCAGCTAATTGAGCTGCTCCAGCCTCATCTAATTGAGCTAATCTTAATAATTCATTATAATAACGAGAATCTTCGCTCGCTTGCATATCATCTAATTTTGCATTAGTTAATTTTTTATAAACATCAACATTAGAACGAATATTACCATTTTCATCCATTAAAGCGTTGATTTCTTTATCACTTAATTCTAAGATTTTTTCTAAATTATCAATAGTAAAATAGCCATTTTCGTTATATTGTTCTAAAGCATCTTGAACATCATTAAAATTTGATTGTATTGTCTCTAATTCTTTTCCCAAATCTTCAAAACTTGTTCTAGTCTGTTTAGTCATATCATCAATAGTTTGGATTTGAGGATATAATTGAGCTAATATTTCAATAAAATCTTTTAAAGGAACTCCAGCTTTTGAAGCTGCTGTTGCTAAAGGACTTAAAAAATTGAACTCTTCTGGAGTTAAATTATTAAGCATTTTATTCAAATCTGGGAATCCCCCATCATTTAAAATGTCTTTTTCTAATAATTCTTTAAAATAATTCTTATCTAACCCTTTATTTACCATTTCTTGAAGACTAAATTTAATAGATTTTTTATACATATCTATATATTTTTGTGCATCTTGTTGTCTAAAAGTTGGTAATAAAGTTTCAAAAATATCTTGACGTGTATCTGAAGCTTCTATTTGTAAAGCAGCTTTAACTTCATCACTAAATCCAGAATTGTTAATCGCATTAATTACATTTGTAAAATATTCATTTAATTTATCTTGAGTGATTCCTTCTTCAGTTAAAGCACCTTCTAATTGCCCAAAAGCTTCTTGTATTTCTTTACTTGCTCCTTTTGCGTATTTCTTTATATTTTCATAATAAGTATTTACATCATCTTCAATACGCTTCTGTCCTTCTTTAGTAAATCCATCAAGCCATCTGGAAGGAGTTAAAACAAATTCTCCAAAACTCATACTAGAGCCTAATTCTTCTGTTTTATTTAATAATTCGAGATTTTTTTCTCTTTCTTTTAATTCAACATACTCTTGTAAAGCCTTAACTTGGTCTTGTAATTCTCCAGTTTGATTATGCAATTCTGAAGTGTTTAAACCATATTCTTTACGTAATTTAACTTGAATATCTTTAATCTCATTGAATAAGTTTTTTTGTTCTTCTGCAGTTAAATTTTCATTATCTAACTCTGTTGAAATTTCACTTAATCTACTGTTAATAGAATCTAAATCTTCTAAATCTGAATTTAATTCTTCAATTTCTCTTTTTAATGACTTAGTATGTTCATTTAATATTGCACAAATTCCTACAAACGCTGCTAAAGATGCGATAACAGGATGAGCAACTAATAAATTAAATGCTCCTTGTAAAGCCACGGTTGATGCAGCTACTACTCCTTGTGTACTCGCTGTTAAAACCAATGCTTTAATATAAGAACCAAGTCCAATAATTAATCTTCCTATAGCAGTTTTGTTTAATGTCTCCATTGCCATAGATAAAGCTAAAGTCGATGTTGCTGCAACACCTTCAGTTGTCGCTAATGTAAATAATGTACTAATAGTTTTAACTAGCGAAGTTTTGGATAAAATATTTAAAACAAAAATTAACGCACTGATTTTTGCAATAAATTGTACAGTATTATTATTTGCTATATTTAATAAAGTTGTACCAAAATCAACAATTATTTTAATTAAATCACTGCTTATTAAACTTCTTGATAAATTTTCCCAAGCACTTTTTAGTTCTTGTAAACGTCCTTGAATTGATGCTAAAACTTTTTCATTTTCTTTAGTAGCACTACCAGCACTATTCATAGCAGTTTTTGTAGCATCTACTGCAGTTGACCAGTTCATTAAAATTGCAGCTGCATTTTGTGCTTGATATTTACCAGCAATTGTTTCGGTAACATATGCTTTTTCAGCATTAGTTAATGTTTGATAGACAGGTGCTAATGTTTCTAAAATCTCATAAGTATTTTTAAGTTCACCATTTGCTTTATATACAGAAATGCCTAGTTTATTAAATAAGCCTTCCATTTGAGCTTGAATTTCTAAATCTCTTTCACCTTCATCATTCATACCTTGAAGTCTTAAAGTAATAGTTTTCAATCCATTAGCAGCTTTACTAGCATTTCTTGTGATTTCAGTAGCTGCAGTCATTAAACCTATATATTGTTCCATTGAGTTTCCGGCATTAGCCATTACAGCTGAGGCTTTTCCTAAATTACGTGCAATATCAGCAGAACTTACAGCATAATTATTTGATACTTCATTGATAGCATCAATAATATGAATAGAATCTTCAGCAGTAATATTAAAAGCTTTCATTTGAGCTATAATCATATCAGCGGCATCAGCGGCATCAATAGCTTCGTCAGCAATATTTGTGTACATAGCTGCGACTTTACCTAATTCTAATGAATTATCTTTATATCCAGCTTTAGCAAATGCTGTTGCCGCTTCAATCATTTCAGTTCCAGTTTTAGCTACTTCTCTTCCAGCTTCATAAGCATCATCAGTAAATTTACGTAATGACTCTCCTTCAAGGTCTGTAACTTTTTGTAATTCAACTAAAGCATCATCTAATTCTTTAACTTGATTAATCATATCTTTAATACCATTACTAACTGTATTAAAGAATTGAGTTACAGTATTATAAGTTAAAAATGATTGCATTGCTTTTGCCCAGTTATAAGACCAATTATCTGTTGCAAAAGTTTGATTTTTAATATGTTTTGTTGTTTTTTCTAAATTCTGATTTAATTTATCAACACCACGAGCCGCTGTTTTAGCATTATCTCCCGTTTTATTTAATTTATCACTTTTAGCAATATTATCTAAATTTTTAGCAACATTATTTGCTTGAGTAGAAGCATTTTGTAAACCAGATGTATCTATTTTAACATTAACTGTTTTATCTGATAATTGATTTTCAATTTCCTTCTTAATATTAGCTACAGCACCATCTTCTAATCTAATGCCAATCTTAACGCTGTATTTATTAGTATCCATTTATTCACCCCCTCTGTATTCCATATTTTTTTAATTCTTCATTAAACCATTTATATATTTTTTTATCTAAATCTTTTACATAAGAGTCCCAATATCCTTCACTATTTAAATCAGCTAAATATAAAGCACCACCATTATAAGAATACATTAAGTTATCATAAGCATTGTTTAATATCATAGCCATTAAATTTCTAACATCACTACCATCGCTTCCTCCGTGTGACATTTGACTATTTTTCATATCACTAGAAGGAGCAATCAATCTGCTTCCATCAAAAACTAATGCTCTAACATAATCTCCAATTTGTTTATTTTGTTCTTCGGATATTTTCCAACCAGAATAAAAACCTCCATCTTTATAATATCTTTCATATTCACCTGGTTTAGCCGCATAAATAGTATCATCTAAATGTTTTAAAAAATCATTTAATAAATTATGTGAAACAACTTCAATGACCTTTTCAATGATTTGATTAAAATAATTTTCCATTTCTATTGGATTATCAAAAATTTTTGTTGCCACGAAGTCATCTCCTTTCAACTTTGTTATTTTCTAAAAAAAAAGAGAGCAAAGAAATTATTCTTTGTCTCCTTCATTTGATAATTTATTTCCAATAATATTATCATATTGTTCTTTAACTTTATCCCATTCTTTTGGTAATTTGTCCACAAGTTCTTTTAAATCTTCTTGCTCTGGTAAATTACCAATAAATGTATTAATTTTATATAAAATTGAACCAATAGAATTTCCAACTTCTTTTGCTGTTTTCCACATTAAATCATAAGCTAATTGAGCATTTTCAATAACATTTAATAATTCTTTATGAATACCGGCACTAAAAAGTTCTTCAAATTTATCGTTATCATCTATTTCATAATCTTCTATTACTAAATAAAATAGTCCAGCATAAAAGTTTATTTCCATATCAACTGGATTAAAAGTATAATCATCTAATAATCCTCCATCCTTGTATATTTTAATAGCTTCAGTTATTAAATTAGTAACTTGACCACCAGTTAAGGATTCTCTTTTTAAATTGACTTTTACTCCATTTCTTTCAATATTTTTCATATTATTCCTCCTTGTTTTCTAAAAAATAAGCTCTAGCGATTAGTATAGCTTCTGCTACATCATCGTCACTTTGTTTTGTTTTTGTATCTCTAACATAATAATTAAAATTTAAATTATATAATTTATTTACTTTGTCTACTGCCAACTCTTTCTGAACGGCTCTCTTCATTCCAGCACGAGTGCCGTCATATAATTCCATTCTTGAACGCCATCCAGATGGGGCATAGACTACCCAAGGTAGGCATTGTTCAAAACATACCCCTAAAATGACACCTTGTAGTGTGCTGAGTTCTTTTCCTGTCTTCAAATTATTATGAGAAGATATTGGTACGTCCTCAACAACAACCACCTTAATATCCTTATGTTTTTTGATAATTTTTGTTAGTTCAAAATAAATTTCTTTCATTCTCTCCCTAACATCGTCAGAGTTGGTTTTAATTAATCCATACTCAACTAGTTCTCCGGTTGTAGACTTTAAAATACTATAACCGGTTTTCTTAGTTGCAGCATCAATTCCTAAAATTTCCATCTCCTTATTTTCCTTTCATCATATCTTTCACCATTTTCCTATATTTTGCATCTTTTTCTATATTCTCTTTAACAAATTCCCATATTTTTTCTTTGCACAAATTTAAAGATACAGGGATTATTACAAATCCTATAATCATTAGAGCTATTATAATCATAATGGTTTCCAAAATATTCATCTACTCCTTTGTTGTGTTTACGTTATCCTCCCATAATTTATGTATATAAGAGTTTTGATGATAAACATTTATATATTTATCATAAGCCTCGTAAGCACGTGCTTCTTTTGAAGCAACATTTCTGCCAGATTTGATGTCAGTAACAAAATCTACGATAACATCTTTACATTGATTAATTTCTAATGAATCAATTTTATCATTCATTTGTTTATATGCCTCATCCATCTTATCAGACATATCTCTTTTCACTCCGTCAACGTTTTGATTAATGCTATCAATTTTTTCATATATTTTTTGTATTTCATCTAAAATAGGATTGATTTCTTGTTCTTTACGTTTCTTCTTTATCCAGCCTATTAGTTTAATTACAACCCCTACAATTGCACCTATGGAAGCTATTACACCAGCTATTTGAGCTAAAAATATCACAATTTGTCCTAAAGTAACATTTTCCATAATAGTTTATTCCTTCCTTGATTTTTATTAAAGTAAAAAGTAAAAGGGACTGTTATAAAATAACAATATCCCCTTTCTTATAATTATTTACTTCTTTAATAGTAATATTTTTACCATTCTTATTAACTATATAATAAGTTGGAGTAGCTAATATTACTTCATACTTAGTATCAATAACCTTTTTATTTTCCTCTTCAACTTTTGGTTCTTCTTCATTTAAAATGATTACTTCCTCGGTTTCAATTGTAGGAATAGGTTCTTCTACTAATTCTTCTTCAGTTTCAACTGGTTCAATTTCTTCAATTGTTTCAGTTTTAACTTCTTCTACCTTTTTCTTGTAGTTTCTTTTATTAGCCATTTTTAAATCCTCCTTCTGTAATTGAGCACAAGTTTGCCAATCATCAGTATTAACCAATCTTCGTTGAGTAGGACAATACCTTTGTTTAGTACAATATTTGCCTGTCAAGGAGCAAGTTAAACTTTGCTCCAATCCAGACTTTTTTAATTGACTATATTGACAATTGATTGTTGACATTTAATTATTCACCAGTTACTGTAACAATAACATTAGCATCAATATCTGTTTTATCAGTTATAGTAGCTTTGATTGTTGCAGAACCAGCAGCGATACCAGTAACAACACCATTTGTAGTAACTTCTGCTTTAGTATCATCATCAGAACTGAAAGTTAATTCAGAAACTGGAGCTAAGAAAGCAGCTGTTCCATCGTTAGGTACTGCAAATACTTTTAACGCTTTAGTTCCATCAACAGCTAATGAGAAGTCTCCTCCATCAATAGCTAAAGCTGTAACATTGTCATACCAATTTGAATCATATAAGATTTCAGTGATTGTAGCATATACTGGTCTATCAGCAGTACATCCACCTTTATTAGTTGGAGTATAAGATAATGCTCTAACTGTTAATGGTGTTTGAGCAACTGAATCTGGAGTCATTGATAATGTGAATGCACCAGTCATTGAAGCTTTTGGAACTTCTACTTGTAATGTACCAATTCTATTTGTTGTAGAATCAGAAGAACATAATTGTGCTTCCATTACTAATCTAATTGTTGAAGGTAACATATCTGCATAAACAGTTATTTGTCTAGCAGCAGCATCGCTTGCATA